CCGATCCCGCCGTACGCTGCGGCTGCGGCCCGCGCCGCAGCGTACGGCGGGATCGGCGGGGAGAAGCTGAACCGCACCGCGCCACCGCAGGAGGTCGGTTCAGCGCGTTTGGTGCCGTGCCAGGCGCAGCTGCGGGCGAAGTTGGAGACCCGCGGTGACCAAGAGATGTACCGGCTGGCCGGGACCGCGTCGGTGACGGACAAGCCCTACCGGATGTGGGACATGTTCGGCGAGTACGACGAGATCGTCGAGCGCGACGCGTTCGCGAAGACTCTCGCTGCTGGCCCCGATGTCGCGTTCCTGCTGAACCACCGCGGGATGACGATGGCCCGCACCACGAACGGCACCCTTGAGCTGTCGATGGGTGACGACGGGCTGCGGTCGACCGCGTGGCTGAACCCGAAGCGGCAGGACGTGAAGGACCTCGTCCTGGCGATCGAAGACGGCAACATCACCGAAATGTCGTTCGCGTTCATGCTCGAGCACGGGCAGTGGAACGACGACTTCACCGAGTTCCGGATCACCCAGCTGGACATCAACCGCGGGGACGTGTCCGCGGTGAATTACGGCGCCAACCCGTACACGAGCATCGCGGCGCGGTCGAGGGAGATCCTGTCCGACCTTGACCGGCTCCCTATCGGAGCAGCCCGGGCTGCTCTGGACCGGTTGCAGGCCCGCGATGACCTGCGGGGCCCGCTGCGCGCCCCTACGGTCGCGGAGAAGGCCAGCGCTGTGTCTTCGGGCGCCGCGACGATTGACTACTACGAGAAGCTCCTGAGCATCTTCTAACGACGTCCGCGCCCGGCCAGATGCGCCGGTCGCGGCGGCATCACCCGATATATCCCACGGATAGCCCCACCGGCAGTCACACCGGTCTCCGGGGCTGCTCGGCATGTTCACCGGCAGGTCACACCCGGTGCAGCCGCGCGCCAGGGATCAGCCCCCCCTTTTCCCCCGTGCGAAAGGCACACCATGAATATCAACGATCTGATCCTGTCGATCGAAGTCGAGCGGGACGAGACGATCCGGCACCGCGACCGGGCGCTCGCCGAGGCCCGGCACATCCTCGAGATGGCCAAGCAGGACGGCCGCGCGGCGCTGACCGACGAGGAAAACCAGGACATGCAGGCGGCCCTGAACCGCCGGGAACGCGCCGAAAAGGACCTGGTCGGCATCCAGGCCAAGCTCGATTCCGCGGCGCAGATCCGTGACGCCGAGCGGGCCGTCGACCAGCAGCTGGCCGAGACCCAGCAGTCGGCCGCCCCCGGTGGCCAGACCACGGTGAACGTGGCGCCGCGCAAGAGCTACGACCAGGTCGTTCGGGTCGGCCGCGAAGAGCGCACCTATCACCGCGGCAACGCGGGCAAGGGTGGCGCGTTCGTCCGCGACGTGCTGCGCCAGTTCCTGTACAGGGACGTCGAGGCCGAGGCCCGGCTCACCCAGCACATGCGCGAGGAGCGGGTCGAGCGCGGCGTGTACCTCGAGCGCGCGGTCGGGACCGGCGCGTTCGCCGGCCTGACGGTGCCGCAGTACCTCACCGAGATGTACGCCCCGGCCACGGCCGCCCTTAGGCCGTTCGCCGACGCGTGCAACAAGCATGACCTGCCCGGCGACGGGATGACGGTCAACATCAGCCGGATCACCACGGCCACCGGGGTCGCGCTCCAGTCCTCGGAGAACTCGGCGGTTCAGGAGACCAACGCCGATGACACGCTGCTCACGGAGACGGTGCAGACCGCCGCCGGCCAGCAGACGATCTCCCGTCAGGCGATCGACCGCGGCACCGGCATCGAAGAGGTCGTCATGGACGACCTGTTCCGCCGCTACGCCACCGCGCTCGACAGCACGCTGCTCAACCAGGCCACCACCGGGATGACCAACGTCGCGACCGCGACGGCCTACACCGACGCCAGCCCGACCGGCCCCGAGCTCTACCCGAAGATCCTCGGCGCCGGTAGCGGTGTGGATGCGGCGCTGCTCGGGTTCGGTACCCCGGACATCGCGGTCATGCACTCGCGGCGCTGGGCCTGGCTCCAGTCGCAGCTGACCACCTCGTGGCCGATGATCTCCCAGCCGTCGCTGGACCCGCAGACGATGGGCAAGAACCTCGCCACCCGGTACGGCTCGGGTGCGCGTGGCGTGCTGCCCAACGGCCTCACGGTCATCGTGGACAACAACGTCGCGACCAACCTCGGCGCAGGCACCAACGAAGACGAGATCTACGTCGTCCCGTCGTCGGAATGCCACCTATGGGAGGACCCGGCCGCGCCGGTGTTCATCCGGGCCGAGCAGGCCGCCGCCGCGTCGCTCGGCGTGCTGCTGGTCGTGTACGGCTACTTCGCCTACAGCTTCCGCCGGTTCTCCAACGGCATGGCGAAGGTCAACGGAACGGGCTTGATCACGCCCAGCTTTTAGCTAGCGGCTCCGTCGTTCTGATAGAATGGAACCATGACGGAGCTGCTGACCTGCAGAAAGTGCGGTACCGCGCAACAGGAGAGCGGCTTCTACCGGAAGCAGGGAAAGCCGGATCTGACGTGGTGCAAGGAGTGCTACCGCCAATGGCACATCAAGCGGTACACGCCGAAGACGGACGCGGACGTTACCCCGCGGAGTTGCAGGAACTGCGGGGTAACGTTCCGTCCGAAGGTTCGTCGGCAGACGATCCACTGTTCACGGGACTGCAAGGACAAGTTCAAGAACGCCGCCCGCGCCGAGCGGCTACGCAAGGCGAAGCCTGCGGATCGGGGCTGCATGCACTGCGGCATCATCTTGCCGCAGAGGATGCGGGCGGATGCGCTGTTCTGCTCGCAGACGTGTAACTACGGCGCCCACGCGCTGCAGCGCAAGCTCCGGTCGCGCACGGGCGACGCCGCAAAGCCCGGTTACCTGCGTGCGTTCATCTGTAACCGGGATCGGTGGCGGTGCGGTATCTGCCGTAAGGCGGTGAGCCGCAAGTTGCGGCATCCGGAGCCGATGTGCGCTTCGCTGGATCACATCGTGCCGGTCTCACAGGGCGGCACGAACGATCTGTGGAACCTCCGGCTAACCCACCTGCGGTGCAACCTGAGCAGGCGAAACGTCGGCGGGCCTGAGCAACTGCCGTTGCCCTTGGAGGCCCACGCCTCCGTCTGACAGTTCCACCGCAACGGCCCCAACTCTCACCCGGTGAGTTGGGGTCGTTGGCATTCCCAGACAGGAGAGTTATGGGTCTTCGAACAGTTCAGGGCGATGGCGCCCTCACGTTCACCACGGCCGGCGCGGGCACCGTGACCAGTGGCCCGATAGCGAATCCGGGCGTCGCGACCGACGTGATCCTGATGGTGCACGTGTCCGCGACGAGCGGCACGCCGACTTTCAACGCGTCGCTGGAGCAGTCGGACGACAACAGCACTTACACCGCGGTCACGGGTTCTGCGATCACGCAGCTCTCAGCGGCCGGGAACGCGATCAGCAACGCGCGGGTGACGAAGCCGTATGTGCGCGTCACGTACACGATCGCCGGCGGCACGCCGAGCGTCACGGGCCGGGCTGCCGTCCTGGTGATCCCCGAGTAAGGAGAGGCCGAAACATGGCTGCTGTTGAGAACAACCCTGAGCCGCGCGTCGAGCCGTCGCAGGGCCCCAAGGGCGGAAGTGTGCCCGCCGACAAGCGGGACGCCAAGGGGCAGGGCAAGCCTGCGTCGCAGGGCGACAACCCGAATGACCGCTACGACTCCGAGGGCGTCACCCCGGTGACCCTGGAGCCCAGCGACACCGAGATTCCGCCCGCGGCCGGGTCTGACCCCGACTCGGTGGCGCGGGCCGCGAAGGCGCAGCTTGGCGCCGGGCACAGTTGGGGTGACGACGTGGCCGAGGAGCAGGTGGGTGCCGTCGCGAAGGCCCGCGCGCTGATCGACGAGCGCAACTCGGCCGTCGCCGAGCGGGTCAAGGCGATCGACGCCGAGCTCGAGGGCCTCGGGTTCACCCCGCCGGTGGCCACCACCGAGGCGCAGCGCCGCGGTGAGGGCCCGGCTGGGCGGCACTCCGGTCAGCAGCAGCAGGGCTGATCGATGGCTTGGCCACCGCAGTTGCCGGATCTCAAGGACCGCTTGAAGATCACTGACGAGCGGGACGATGTGGTCCTATCGCGGGATCTGGCGGCTGCGGTGGCCTACGTCGAGCGGGAGCTTGACGGCGACTACGACTTCGGCGCGGTCGGTGACGAGGATCTGCCGTCGCCGACGTCGGACGTGTTCGAGGGCGCGGTTCGGTACGCGATGCGGCTGCATTCGCGGACTCGGTCCCCGGACGGTCTGGTCATCGACGCTAGTGAACTCGGGTCGGCCCGGGTGCCGTCCATCGACGCCGACATCGAGCGGCTGTTGGGTGTCGGCCGATTTAGACGGCCGATGGTGTGAGCGGCGAAGAGACCGCCCTGGAGGCGTTGTACGGCGCGCTTGAGGGCGTTAGCGGGTTGCGCGTCGTCCGTGGAGTTGGGTTGCAGGTCGACCCGCCTGCGGTTGTCGTCCCGCCACCGAACTTGACGTGGAACGGGATGGGGGACGACCCCACGGATGCCACGTTCACGGTTGCGCTGCTGGTGGCGTTCAACGACCGCACATCGGCCGAGCTCCTGAGGTGGCGGCCGGCTGTGACGGCTGCTTTGCAAGATGCAAACGCCGTGGTGACTACCGCGGTTCTTGGTACGTGGCCCGCCGGTGGCGGGACTGATCTGCCGGCCTATTTGATCACCGTCGAGGTAGGGCTGCTGTGACCGCACATAACAGGAAACTCACTCAGATCGTCTTCTCTCTGGATGGTACGGAGTACCAGGCTCAGGTGAAGTCGTGGACGTTGAACAACAACACCGACGACGCGGAAATTTTCTATGTGTTCGAGCCGGGCGAGGAGTTCGCCGAGGCTGCGGACGCGTCGTGGTCGCTGGACGTCACGATGTACGCCGACTGGCGGGCTGGTGGCATCGGCGACTTCTTGATGGCGCACGACGAGACCGACGTGGCCGTCGTGCTGGATCATCACCCGGACATCCCCGGTGAGCACGTCCGCTGGTCCGGGACGATCCATTTGAAGGCTCCGAATGTGGGCGGTGACGTCCGCACCACGGAAGAGATCGACACCACGCTCACGTTCGTGGGCAAGCCGACCTACGAGCGGATTGGCTGATAAACAATGGCTCTCACCACCAAGCTCACGGTCGGCGTTGCTGCGAAGCAGACGACTACCGCCGATTTCGGCACCCCCGAGGCGTCGCTGGTTAAGAACTATGCGATCTCGCTCGCCAGCGGGACCGGCGCCGGGCAGGCCGACAAGATTTTCACCGACACCCGCACGTTGGGCGCGTCGGCCACCGAGGATCTGGACCTGGCCGGCTCGCTCACCGACGTGTTCGGCGCCGCGACGACCTTCGCCAAGGTGAAGGCGATCGTCGTCGGGGCGGCGTCCGGGAACACCAACAATGTGAATGTCACGAGGCCTGCGAGCAATGGCGTGCCCCTGTTCCTGGCGGCGGGTGACGGCGTCGCGGTGCGTCCGGGTGGGGTCGTGGCCGTGCTTTGCGGGTCCGCGGACACCAACGGTTACGCGGTCACCGCGGGTACCGGCGACCTGATCACCATCACCAACTCGGGCGGCACCACGGGCGTCACCTACGACATCGCGATCGTCGGGACCAGCGCTTAATGGCAGCGCTGAAACTCCCGTTCGACGTCACCCCGGACGGCCGGGAGACGTTCCGCGTAGTCGCCACCTCGCGGGACGTCTCCTCCTGGGAGCGTTCAGGTAAGCGGGCGCGGTCGCTCGGCGACGGTAGCGGCAACGTCTCCCAGTTGGAGGAGATCTGTCATATCGCCTGCCAGCGCCAGGAGCTGTGGACCGGTTCGCTGGCCGAGTTCCGGGCCACGTGCGACATCGACCCGCTGCCGGATGACGACGACGATGAGGACGACGAGGACCGCCCTACCCGCCCGGCTCGCTGAGCCGGGAAATCGTCGCCCTGGCGCTGCGCACTGGTATCCCGGTGCAGTCGTGGCTGGAGGGTGACTGGCGGGACGTCCTGACCGCGATCGAGCTGCTGACCGACGAGGACCGGAAGAGCCGCGGCGACGGCCCGGTGATGAGCGGATAGGGGAGGTGACTCCCCGGTGGCGTTGAGGATCAGGGTTCGGATCGAGGGCGCGGACGAGGTGATCCGCGCGCTGGACAAGCTGCCCGCCGACGCGAAGAAGGCGATGCGCGACCAGGCCAAGGACATCGCCACGTCGCTGGCGGACTTCATCAAGATCGCGGGGAAGGCGCAGGGCCGGCAGGGTCCACGGGCCGCCTCGACGGTCCGCGAGGGCAACGAGGGTTTCTGGCCGGTGATCACCGCGTCGAACACCGGCCGCGCCCGGGGGCTGCTGTTCGGGTCTGAGTTCGGGATGAAC